GTCATTGCCTTTGGTCGTAGCGTTCACTAAAAGCAGAAGAGATGAAATTGAGCTATCTAAGTTTGCAACTGTCAAGGTTGGCCTAGGCAAGCTTCCTGAGTTTCTGTACTCGAACCCTTCAGCCTTAACAGGGAACCTTGTATAAGCATTGCCATTCCAAACGATATTTCCAGTCACCTGCTCATTGACGCCTGAATGCCAGCGGTAAACATCAGTGCTGCCGTGCAGTGTGTTGTCTAAATGCAGCTCGAACAGCTCAATAATCGCGCTAGGAGCCAAAACACTTAGCTCCTCGTAAACGCTGCTGATTGCAGCCCAAACTATGGTGCTGCCGTCGGTGTCATTGACCTCATTGCCTATATCTGTAGGCCATTTGGGTTCGGTTTGACCTGTAGTACCTGAAGTCTTGGCTCTAAAAACAAGTCCAGAGGCCTGTGGTGTTGTCGCCCGCCGAATGTCGCCAACAGCAATAGAGACAGCTCCAGCCCATGCGGTATATGCCATTAGGGTTCAAATACCTCGCGGAAAGTTGCTTGGATGTTGGCAAGATTTGAGTATGGAAGCGTCTTCGACCAAGAGGGACAAACCCATTTGTAAGTATCAGTATCATCAGGTGGAGACCAATCAAATGGCTCGTTGTCAGCAGCTCTTGCATCTAAAAAGGTTTCAATCGTGTCTGATTGAGCCTCTGTGATGTTTCTCCACTCCAGAGTCCACTCTTTTGGATTTTGATTTAAGCCCACAGAAAGCCTGGTTTCGTAACCATCGCCGAACTGCACAACGCGAACCTTTGGCTCACTGCGCTTTTGCGCTCCGTAATTAGGATCAATAGAAGGAAAGGTTGCCATTATCTAGCGAGTAGGCCTCCAGGACGTTGCTGCTTCATTAGTTCCTGTTGTATCGCAATGCCAAGGGCTTGGCCAAGTTGACTGCCTTGTCCTGCGTCACCTTGAACACTAGAGCCAGAAGCGTCAACGTTGACAGTGATGTTGCCCATGCTGGAACCAGAGGCCTCGACACCAAGTTTGCCATTAGCGCCTCTGCGCAACGGCATGATCGCCTCTGGGCCGGCTTCTCCCATCAAGCCAAAACGATCAGCGCCACCACTTGCATATTTGAACAAAGTTGGGCTGCCAACAATGCCACCCTTCGCGTAAGGAACAATCTTGTTCTTGCCGAAGGCCATGCCATTAGCTGCCATCAAGCTGACAGAGTCAGGCATGGTTGTTGGCGGGCCACCCCTGCCACCAATGACAGCACCTTTCGCTCCAAGACCCAAGAAAGGACCAAGGCCTGGTATCAAAGATCCAATCAGCTTGAACATCGCGAATCGAATGAAGATTCTTGAGAGGTCGGAAAGCAATGATTGAGCAAAGTCCGAAAAACTTGCTTTGCCTGTCACTACAAACTCATGAAGCTTGTCGCTCATTGAAGTAAACGCACTAACGGCCACGTTCGCAAGATTGCCTGTTAGGTCGCCCATGCTCTTAATCCCTTCGGCAAATTGCTCCTTGAAGCCTCTGCTCTTATCTTTTAGGTCAACAGTTGCTTGAGCTAGTTCCTTGATGCGACGAGTAACTTCTGCAGGCGCCAAGCCAGCAGTTAGCAAATCTTGCGCATACTGTTTTGTTAGAGAATTAATGGTTGCCTGCAACAACTGTTGTTTTGTTTGCTCGCCTGTCAAGCCTTGCTGTTTAGCAAGAATGTTTGCTTCAAGCTGTTCGAACTTGGTCAGCTTTGCTAGTGCCCTGTCTTTTGCAGATGCTTCTTTTTCGTCAAGAGCAATAATCCGACCGCGGAATTGCTCAAGGGCTTTATTGAGGCGAACTTCTTTGTCCGTTGCTGGCAAGAGATTGTTGTCAAGAACCTTTTGTCTCGCAATCATGTAGCGGAGAGTAATAAGCTCACGCTCTCCAAGTTCACCAGTTCTTACAGCAAGCTGCTTAGTCAGATCAACCATGCGTTGGCTTGCTGGGAGACGTTTACTAACAGTGCCACCGCCATCTTGACTGCCATCTGGAGAATCACCAGATCGCAGGCCACTTGCGAACTTCAGCTTAGAAGTATCGAAATTGAACATATTTAAAATTTCTTGCCTTCTAGCCTTCATCGATTCGTCATAATCTCCTACTCCAAATCTTTTGTCGAACAGCTCGGTATAGCGCGTCCTAGCTCGCTCTGTAGTGCCACCAACACTTCCGCTCATTGCCCCCATCTGCACGAGTGGGTTAAAAGACGGAACTCCAATCTCTTTGTTTACTTGATCCCTGATTTGAGCTTTTGCCTGTGCAAATTGTTGCGGCGTACCTCCCTCTCTATAGAACTTGCCTTCTGCGTCTAGCTCCTTAAACTCACGCCGCAGAAACTTGATGCCAGCCCCTACAGCATCAAAAATGGGACCAAATACTGCGCCAATGACTCTGCCCATCTCCTTGAAGAAGTTGACGAGGTCTTGGCCAAACAATATAAAGTCAGCCATCATGTTTTTCAGTTGATCTTCGTTTTCTACGGCAAGATTTATAAGGCCTGAAATGTAGTCCTGAAAACCAGCGCCAACCTTTGCGAAGAATCCACCAAAAGTAATTTCTGCTTTTTTCAAGGCAACTTGCAAGCGTGCACCTGCAAGCTCAGGAGACTTTGCTAGCTCTTCAGCAGTAGTTCCGTATCGACGGATGAGTTCTTCAGTAAAGCCAACAAAGTCGTCAAGCGTTACCTTGCCTTGCTCGAGCAACTTATCTAGCTGCTTGGTGCTGATTCCCATAGAATCAGCAAAAATTGTAAACGCACCAGGCAATCTTTCACCGATTTGCTGTCTCAATTCTTCGGCGCTAACCTTGCCCTTACTGAAGACCTGTGCAGTTGCTCTTAGGGCTGAATTTACATCCTCTGTATTGCCGCCAGTTGCAAGGATTGAAGCAGACATAGCTTCAAAAGCCTTGTTGGTCTCCTTTGTGCCTAAGCCAGCGCCAACGACACTCGCCTTCAGCTTTGTGTACTGAGAAATTGTTTGATCAAGAGGGACAACAAACTGATCTGAAAATTTTCTTGCAGCGTTAATGCTTGTGTTGAAATCTTCTTGATCCTTGCTCACACCTGCAAGGGCAATCTGATATTTATTGAAAGTAGCAGCGGTTTCAGCAACAGCACCGGCCTGCTTGCGAATATTGCTGACAAATGCGCCAGCTGTTGCGCCAACGACAGCGCCAGGCACGCCACCAATTACACCGCCAATGAGAGAGCCTGCAAATCCCTCAGGTCCGCCGAAAACACCTGCTCCAAGCGCAGTAGCCGCAACGCCGCCTGCCGATTTCAGTCGACCTTTGATGCCACCACGACGAGAGCGACCCTCCGCTTTTGCTAGCTCTTGACTGTATTTATTAACGTCAGCAGTGAGTTGCTTGAATTGTCTTGAACCAATTTCGGCCTGCCCTCTAAGGGCTTGAAGTGCATTTACTTGACCACGAATTGTCTCAATATTTCTGCGGCCGGCTGTGTCGAAAGCCTTTATTCGATCACGAACCTTGCTAATCCCTTTTGTGTCCAGCTGATTAGCCGCGTTAGCTAAACCACGAAACGACGACTCAAGCTTTTTAACTACAGCGGAAGCCCCTGCGTCCGAAAATTCAAGACTGATCTTGATCTTCTCAGTTGCTCCGGCCATTTGAGCGCTTCCTTAGTTCGGTTAGGGCTGTCGCCTCCATTACCTGAAGACGCTCAAGCACGTCAGTGCGATTCTCCACATTGTAGAGGTCAAACAAGCCCCCGGAACCCAGCAATACTTCGTATTTCAGCCCAACGAGACCATCCATGGACACGTTCCACTGGGTTTGCGCACGCAGAAACATCTGGACGGTTTCCCAGTTCTCCTCCCAGACCTCAAAGTCAGTTGACTCTTCTGTTTTTGGTTTTGGCAGCTCTACACCAAACGCTGCAGCATCGTCCTGGGTCTTGTCGTCAACAAGTTCACCGCCAGAAGCCCAGTAGATGGCAGCGTCTTTTAGTTTCCCGCTTCACCCTCAGAATAGGTGTTGGTGTACGCGTTGAGCACTGACTTGAGCCAGTCAACGTCATCGGCGAACTCCTTCAGCATCGACTTAGAAAAAGGCAGCTCTTGCCCATCCTCTTCAATGCCTTCCCAGCCGACCATGATTTTCTCGAGAAATGGCAGGCCAGTCGCCTCTCCCATTTTCTCGAGTTCAGACATCTTCACCCTTTTGAAGATGGCTACAAACTCAGATGTCTCGAATTCGCCTGGGCGATCTGAGCTTGGCTCTCGTACTTCGACGGGCCATTTGAAGGTTTTATTCTTCTTGCGAACAAAAGCCATTAGGTAAAGAGATAAGCCGGCTCAGCATACACAAAAAAAGGGAGCCCGCAAAGGCTCCCTCTCAATGCAGCTCTTCAACAGCTTAGGTGTAGATGAGGTCGAATTCGGCGTTGGCTGCAGCATCTGGGACACAGGTGTAAGGGATCTCCAGCATCGCGATGCCATCAGAGTCACCGTAAGCAACATCGCCAATGTCAACCTTGCTAGAGGTGAATTGAACTTTGTTGCCAGCAACAGTGCCGTGGGTGAACACGAGGTTGCCAAGAGCAGCGTCATCATCAACAGCTGCTGCAAAGTAATCCTTCGTGCCAAGAGCAACAGCTTCAATAGAAACTGATCCGCCAGCCGCACGATCGGTGATCAAGACCTCTTTGGTCCCGCCAACCAGTTCGCGATAGACAGTGCTGTTGCCAAGATCAAACGAGAAGCTCTGCAAGGCACCTGCATAAGAAAGCAGCTGGAAGCCCGTGACGTTCCCGTTCTTGAAGATCAACGGATCATCCTGATTCGCATAGCTTGGAGTCGGGAGCGCAGTGTCGTCAGGAGCGTTGTAGATGCCAGTGAAGGTGAAATCCAGTGTTGGGATCTCTCCGACATTCGCAGACAATGCCACATTCCCTCGACAGCCAGTCATCTTGTGACGGACACCATCAATGTTGTAGTGAATGGTGACTGAAGAGAAACTTGCGCTGACCGGGTCATAGGTCACCGAGGTGTTAGCAACAATGGTCTCAGCAAGACCACATGCCTTAAGAGCTTTCCCGTAAGCAGGTGCAGTGCCGGCGGTGCCAGAGCCAACAAGCTCAACGCTAAAAGTGCATTCAACGCGAGTGTTTGCCAGCAGCTGCTGAGAAGCGCCTAGATAGGGACGAATCAGGTCGCGGCTTACAACATCACTGCTTTGAGGAGTGATGCTCAGATCCCTTACGAGTACGGCGTCGGCTCCGTCCGGGGTCGGATCCGTCCCGTAACTCGACTCCGTCTCGATCACGATCAGGCGTTTGCGTAGTAGCAGTGCCATCGGAACTTTCCTTTGATGGTTGTGGTGGAAGCGTCCGCTCGATCAGAGTGCGTACGCCTGTTTCAGGATCAAGGAGGTAACTCCCGCCGTGACCACTGTGTTCATCCAACATGGTAAGTGGAGGACATGGTTAGGTTCAGCCTAACTGTCACCACCTATTGGGTCAGATCAGCAACTTGTGAACGATATCGAATCTCGTATTCACAGAAAATTACACCTGCAGGTTGATCTGCCTCAAGCAACTGAAAACTTGTCTGAGCGGGCTGAATATCAATCGCCAGTCCACCAAGAGTCAGATCAGCCATCAACTTTGAATGCATGTCTTCGATCGTGTCATCAGCAGCCTGATCAGGGACATTTGAACGCTCAATAACAACCACTCGTATGCGCAATGTCCAATCAAGAGTCGGCAGACTCGTGTTCTGCTCAGGCGTGTCACTTACCGGCTCAATAATGATCGCAGGCGACTCGCCTCGGCTCAGAGGATCAACACGACTGCGATAGATCCTGGTGCCTACTCCAGCAGTGTCCGTGAGAGCCGTTTTTACGGCAGCAAGGATGCTTTCGCGTTTGGTAGTCACGTCTTAGTCCTTCATCAACATCACACGCATTATCTTGCCGTCATCCAACAGCATCGGCTCACGCACCGTATAAGCCACTCCATCGACAGTCAGAGCGCTACCGTTCGTGACCGTTGAAAAATCAGAAGTCTTGACCACTACTGCGTAGTCAGTCGTCAGCACGACTCCGTCAGCAATGATCTCATTG